TGAGCCGGCGGCTGAGCCTGAGCCGGCGGCTGAGCCTGAGCCGGCGGCTGAGCTTGGGGCGGGTCAGCCGCCATCGCAGGAGACACCATCAGCAACATCGGCAGGATCAAAGCATAACGGTTCATTGTGTATTCCTCTCGCATGGTTGCAGATGAGGCGGCCCGCAGGCCGCCCCTTTCTCAATTGTCAGCCTTCCGGCGTGTTTGCCCGCATCCGGTCAAATACCTCGTTCGAGTCGGAATTGATGTCAGCCTTCGCCTTAGCGACAAGCGCGTCGACCTCGGCGAGCGCCGGGTTCCCACTGAGCGCCGCCAGCAGTTCGGCCTTCAGCTGATCGATGCGGGATTTGATGCCATCGTCATAAGCAACAAACGATTGCTTCAACGTCTCTTGCCCCTCGACAAGCTCCATCAGGTCTTCTTTGTAACCCATAACAGTATCCACCTTCACATCGATAGTTCGGAGCATCCTTTCGAGCCGTTCATTTCTGCGAGCGATGCTCCACAAGCTCACAGAAATGATCTTTAGGGTTTCCAGCGTTTCCGCATTGGTCATGCGTTCTCCTTTTCGCGTATCTCCGTAAGTTCGGCAGCGGGCGATGCCGCCTTCAGCGCGCGCGCCACGTCGAGTCGCAAATACAGCATCGCGACCTCGCGCGGACACAGGTACACCACCCCATCCCCGTATTGCTCGCGCAGCCATCCCGGCGCCTTCTGCATGCGCCCGATCGCAACCACGCACTCCCCGAACTCGCCAATGTGAATCGCATCGGCCGCGATGTTGGATTTCTCCATCACCGCGATCGCCGCCGCCCAGCCCCGACACATCGCCTCGCCATGCGCGACAATCTGCTCGTCTGTCCCGGCCCCGAGACTTGCGTGAAACATACCGAGCTGATCCTGGAGCGCCTCGTACAAGTCGGGCGCCTCGCGCAACAACGCGTTTAAAGTCCAGCGCGCTTCAAACACGGCCGCAGCGGCGGATTGCTTCTCGATCATGCGCTGACGCACCGACGTCGCGATCGAGGCAGCAACAACCGCCGCCCCATGCGCCTCCGCTGCCGCCTGCCTCTTGGTTTGCTTTGGCTGCCTAATTCTTTCGCTAGGAATATATTCGCTGACATCGACATCATATTGATCGACAATCATCCCGTATATAGCGGGATATCGTTCCTCTAGCCAGTCTTGCCGCACAAGCCACATGCAGTAACCGCGGTCGGCCAGTAGGACATTGATATCCATGCCTTGATATTTGCCGAACGGCACGTCGTCGGTGTCCACGTCAGTCCTCCAAAAGCCCTCGCGTCTCGCGCGAAAAGACGGTCGCAAAATAGGTCAGCCTTGCTGACGTGTGACATGTTGCGGGTTGTGACACGTTTTCCTTATGCCGCGCGTGAGAAAATATGTGTGTAGGCTATTATAAAGATTTCGCGTCACAACTCGCAACATGTCACAGTAAGCCATGCTTATTATATCACCCCTCCACCACACTATATTCCTCCTTTAACATCAACCCCTTACGCATCCTCTTCCCCCCCGGTGCCCGTGCCGATGGGTACCCCTTCTCCTCCAAGGCCAACCCGAACGCTGTCGAGCTGATTGCGGTCTCTCCGTTGGAGATGCACCAAATCTTATATGCCTTGAACAAATCACCAACCGTAGATTGTAGACCGGGTGACACATGGCAGCACTCGACAATAAAACCTTCGGTTGCATCCTGACTCTCCCGGTACTCTTTCGTGGCCTCCATAACGGCCGCCGGCGCTTGCGTCAGACCATGCACGCGCCATGAGGCAACGCCATCTAAAACCCATCGAAGTATACCGGGGAGTTCCTGCATTAGCTTTTCTTTTAAGCCGAGATCCTTGATAGGCTGTCCCGCTTCCGCCTCTTCAGGATCAGCAAATATAATGAGAAACGGCAGCAACCTGATGCGCCGCCAGATGGCATTATCGGTTCCACGCACCCGCGGCTTGTGGTTGGTCGCCATCCATATTTTGAATACTGGAATAAATTCAAAATACTCCTTAAATAAAAACCGCGCCGACATAACATCACCGCCGGTAGCTTGTTTAACAAAGCCTTCGGCCAGCTTTTTCTCTTGTTCGGTCTCGATGACAGAGACGAACCGAGAGCCGGCGAGCCGCGCAACATCATTCGACGCCGTGTCTCCCTTATCGTCCTGCACAAACGTTTTACTGGCGGCGGTGATGCTATAATCGCCGAATACCGCATCGAGGATCGTTAGCATTAGACTTTTGCCATTCGACCCGGCACCGTGCATAATGAATATAACCTGCTCTGTGGTTAGCCCGGTCGCCGAATACCCGATGGCGCGTTGGACATAATCCACCATTTCCCTATCACCACCGAATATCTCCAATATTGTCTTTTCCCATATTGGGCATTCTGCATTCGGGTCGAAGGCTACGGGCGATAGCTTACTTAGCAAATCATCCTGACTATGCGGGCGCAGCTCACCACTGCGCAAGTCAAGCGTGCCGTTGGCACAATTGAACAGCCATGGGTCACGGTCAAGGTCGCCGTTTTCAATCGCCTGTTGCGGCTCAGCTTGCGCCAACATACCGTTGATCTTTCCGGTGTTGCCGGAGCTGATGGCAAATTTAATAAGACCTTTCTTGCGCTCTTCCTGCTCCTTTTTATGCGACGGTGCGTCGAAGGCATTAACCAGCATATCGCGCACAGTATCATGCGCAAATATGCGAGCCTTGACTATGGCCGGGTCATAGTGAAATCGTCGCCCGTCCCACACAAACCAGCCAACATTGACGACATAGCGCAGCTTGTCACCGTATCGCGCTATAAGTCGTTCCGCATTCCCGATATCATTAAGCGGGTGGCCGAATAGCTCCAGCGCATCGCCCTCTGGCTTTGGCTCGCTCTCGACCGCCCGCAACCGCACCACATTAGCCGGCGTAGTAGGCGCCTCTCGCACCGGGACTGCGGCGTCAGCCAGCGCCAGCAACGCATCCTTGTCGCCCCCAGCATCGAGCCAGTCCGACACGTCGCCCTTCTCGGCCAGACCGGGCAGCGCGACGACACGGATCTCTGCTGCTACGGGGAGCAGACTGCGAACAACCGCGTCTGCATATTTGCGCCCGTCTTCATCATTGTCGGGCAGCACGACAATCGTACGGTCGCTGAACAGCGCGATGAATTCCGCGGCGTTATCCTTATCGGTTGGCAGCCAGTTCCCGGCGCCGCCGGCATTGCATGTTGCGAGCAGACCGAGAGCGCGTAATCGGTCGGCGTCCTTTTCACCCTCGGCGATGTAGAGCGGGCGATCCGGGTGCCACAGCCATTCGTTGATGTGGTACGGCACGCGGCGCACGCCATTCATGCAGCCCGGGCCGGTGATCCATCCGCCCTTGCCGTCCGGCGGATTTTGCGTGAATGTCTTGTGCGGTCCCCATCGCAGCACCCGATAGAGGACACTGCCCTGCTCGTCATTATATCGATAAATGTCGACAACGCGCTGCGGCGCGGCCGGGCGCGCCGCTTGCTTAGCGACTTTTGGCGCTGGCTTATCATCCGGCATGTCAACCTTTAATTCTGTTTTCAGCCAATCGAACGCGGCGCTTTTTGTGCAATGGAGATCATGGGCGATCAAATCGAGGACACCGCCGCTGGCATTACCGTCGGTGAAATCTGTCCAGGTTCCGCGATGCTCTCCGGCGACAGTTACGCGCAATCCGCCGTTTGAGCCGAACCGCAACTCTGTCTTGCTGGAGAGATGCTGGTTCGGCTCGCCGCGGAGGCGGCGGGCGACTGCCTCAATGTGCGCAGCCCAATCAATCCCAGTGCTGCGCATTGCAGTCGCCCGCATCTATTAGAACCGTGTCTTTGATGCGGGCGCACCCACCGCCGCGCGCGCCGGGATGGTCGGCCCGTCGAACGGAATGTCGTCTCCCTCAGCCTCGCCATCGACCGACGGGTTCTCGGCATCCGTCCAGCCGACCACCTCCAGCATTGGGACGTAGATTTTTTTAAACTCTGGGTGGTTGTAGCTGTCACGCCCGAGCGACACGATCGGCACCTCGCCAGGCGACTGGCGTCGGTGCTGGCTGTAGGTTGCACATAACCGCTTGATGCAGTTGGTGCCGCCCTTTGATGAGGTGGCGTAGACGAACAGCTTCCCCGCAGCTGGGTCGGCCAGTTCGATCATGTCGGTGAGCACGTAGGGGTCCATCGGCTTCCCGGCGGCGTCGCGTTCCCACATTGCTGGGTCAGTATCCCCAAGATCGCTGCGGCGCTCTGGTGGGATCATGGCGATCAGCGGGCGGGTCAGATCCTCGACCAGCTTCTTCTCTTTCCAGCATCGCCAGCCGCGTTTAAGCCCCTCCACGTTAGCAACTAAGCGCGTCCCGAGATCGAGCATTTCCCCGTCCACCCCGAACAGCCACTCGCCATTCTTGAAGGACAAAAAATCGCCGGTCTGAGCGCTTGCCCCATATGCGGCGAAGGGATCGGCTCCCGGCATCGCCAGTGCGGTTCCGGTTCTTTGTGGTGCGCTGGGAAGCTCGCCGCTACGAAGCATCAGTTCTGTGTCGTCCATTACCTTGTTATCCTGTTATGTTGGTAAGCTGGCCGCAGGCGACAGCCGCCCCGACGAGCTTGTGTTGGCTTGGTTAGGTTGGTATGAAGACGGTACTCTCGGCGCTATTACCCTTCGCCTTGCGCGGACCGCGGCTCTGCGGGCGTTCAACGCCAGCATCGGCGCGCGAGGCACGCTTGGTTTCGGTATCGACGACCAGGCTGTGACCGTTCGAACCGAATTCTTCGTCGAGTTCCCGTCTAAGCTTGGACACGATATCGGCCGCTTTCGTAATCGCAGCGGCGTCCTCAAACATCTCTCCGCTGAGCGGCACTCGAAGCGTTATGACAAGTTCTTTGGTGCTCATACTATCCTCAATCGCTCTCCAGGATTGCCGGTCTTGTAGTATGGTTCGAGGTCAACGCCGGCAGCTTTGACCGCGTCGAGATCGAGCGTCGCCTTTCCGTTTACTGGGAAGTACGACACCGACCAATCATCCCCGCGATGACGGCGGGTATTGTGATCCCTTAAGAATAGCTTGATACGCTCCTGTTTCTCGGCGACCTTCGCCTCGAAGCCGGCCGCTTCATTGCGGCATGCGATAAGGTCATCGCGCATGCCTTTGAGCATCTTCGCTTCCACATCATCCAGCTCGTTTTCGTCTCGCGGCACGCCCGCGACCGTCACCTCCGCGCAATGCGAGGCCCAGGCGCAATACTTGCACTCATCGCCGCCCGCCATCTTGCCTTCCGGCGGTAAGTCCAGTGCGTCGCGCGCGGTCATGATCTGCGTCGCGCGGACATGCGCATGGGCATAGATGCGGGATGAGAACGGCACGACGAATTCGGTCACGACATCCCAAAAACTCGCGTCGATATATGAGATAATGCTTTTCTCTGGCTTGTGTTTTGTCTTGTCGCGGATCAAGCCCATCTGAGCTTGAACCTGGAAGGTATGCTGCGCCTTAGCCTTCGAAATGTCGGCGCGCGAATCTATAGATTTGCAATCGAGATTTATGCAAATGCTCGTTGCGATATGGTTGAGCAACCCGTCCGTAGTCGCCGAAAGATATCCGTCTTTCAGCGATTGCTGTTCATCTCCCGCGAAAAGCAACTCCCATCCTTCCGGCAGCGATGAGCGCAGCGCTGGCACCCAATAATGGTCTTCGATTGTCGTGCCGCGCAGTGCCGCGCCCCAACCATCGACATAATCCGGATCGCGCGGCGCATCGTGCTTGGAAAACCACGTCTTCCGTGCGCACTGGCCAATCTCGCTTGCGCCCACAGTCTTGCTGCGGTCATGCGCCCAAGTTCGCGTGCGTGATGCGGCGTATTGGTGCAAAATCTCGCGGATGCTGATATTCATTCTGCCGCCGCTTTTGGAGCGAGTTTCTGCAATGAATACCGCACCCACCATCGCCGCCCGAGCGACTCCCGCACGGAAATAATCTCGTGCCCACGCCGTCGCAGCGCATGGATATGCGCGGCGAGGCGCATCGTTCCGAATAGATCTAACGCGTCTAGCGCCGTAATCTTACCGCCGCTGATGAGCGATTCGAGAATTCGTGCTTGTAGGGTTGCGTCTGCTGGTCTCATAGTTCAAGCACTCGTTTACAAGCTCTAAAAACATCATCCGGCTCACCCGGCAGCGGATCATCGATAGCCAATAACCCTTGCTTAAGGCGCACCCGCATCTGCCGATTGGCGCAGGCTGTTAGCGCCGCGCATTTGAATTCGTACGGCGCGGTGTGTAGCCAATCGCGCTGCTGTTCCGTAACGTAAGCGATCATCGTGTTGCCATCGTCTGGGCCGAAACGCCCCAGGCGCTTCGTGAAATCCCACAGACGCTCGCCCCATTCCGGGTCGGCATATAGCCCAAACCACTCTTCCCGCTTTGAGGCTTTGTAGTTGCTATCTAGCTTCGTGCGCTCGCCGAGCGCTTTGTCGAGGGCGCCGGTGCGGGCGGTCATGCGGCCTCCCGCAATAGGCTTTGCGTCTGGCGCTTCTTGATCGCGTTGTGCTCGACGATTAGTGCCTGCACGGCGCGCGCCCAGGTCGGCCAGACGTGCGCCGGTTTTTGCAGCGCACGGAAGATGTCGGCGGGCGTCATGCCTTGCTCTGCGCACCAGAGGGCGTGCTCCAGCACAGGGATTGCGGCCGCAGGGTCGATAGTGCGGATCATTTGGCCTGCTCCCGCCTGCTCTTGAAAAATTCCGGCAGCTCGCGGCGCCCGGTTCGCACTTCTTCACCGATTACACGATGCGCAAGCCACCAGGACGCCCAGGTGTCAGCTTCTAATTCCGCTTCGCTCAGCGGCGCGTGTTCGGGTGCGGTCATTTAATCTTTACCCGATGCCGGAACCACATAAGACGTAAAGTGGGTATGAT